TTTTCTTTTGTGTAAGCTTTTTCTTATCCCTACAAATCGAGACGTATCAAGGTCCTGAGATGTATTACTTGAATCATAATACAGTTGCGCTTATAAATACAACTATTTTGTCAATCTAAGATGTTAATAAAACCATTATTTCAGCTTTGGAGATATGGTTATCCACAAGCAAAAGCAGGGGCGTCTACATTGGCAGCTCTTCGGGGCTGTCTTTTAAGTTGACATAAATGTACACATGAGTACAATAAGGTACATGAATATAACACAGTTTCGTAGAGATATCAGTAATCAACTAGATAAAGCAGTAAAGGGTGAGGAAGTTCTAATTGAGCGTGGAGGCGTAACTTTCAAGATTGTTCCTCAGCTAAACCGTGAGTCAGGCTTAGTCGCTTTTGCAGAACAAGAGCTTAAGCTTATTGGCATGGGGAAAGATACGGCAGATGAGTATAACAAGCTAATGCATGACAGTATCATCGAGTTAGTGCAGACGTTTGCTGACCAGGGACACAGTGGTTTCAGCGCAGGGTATGCTCTTAGCGTTGTTACAAAACTTATGAATTATGAAGCGCTGACACCTCTAACAGGGGCAGATGACGAGTGGCTTGAAGTACAGGAAGGCGTTAGTGATGACGATATGAAGTACCAGAACAAGCGTTGCTATAGTGTGTTTAAGGGTACTGACGGTCGGGCATATGATTCAAACGCTAAAGTCTATTACGCAAAAGGCAACAGGGAAGATACTTATACCAAAGGTGGCCAGCGTGATTATATTACTTTCCCATATACCCACAAGATTGAATATGTAGAGGATGATTCCGAGGCCAGCAAGGGAGTAGAATAACAATTATGGCACTGATTATTACTGACGGCACCTACAACGGTAAGCGGGCAATATCCGTCACTGACGCCAAAGCCCGGGAGATTAAACAGCTATTACTTGTTATGCCGGTTGAATTAGACGAGAAACAACTACGCTTCCTAAAGGCTGTAGAATGCATTAGATTTGGAGATGGTACACGATTCCCGGAATTGTCTAAAAAGCCATTAGAAGCCATGTATGGCGTTCAGCAGGGCATGTCTGAAGGCATTCCAGTAGGAGACCGCTAACATGCCCGGAACACCCGAAGGCTCTGTCAAAGCAGTTAAGACCATTAACCGGAAATATCCGGGACATTGGCAGCGTATCGGCTATAGAGGCGGTTCGGCGCATGTCAGCAAAGGCTTCGGCCGCAATCCAATATTGGCTTCTAAAGCTGGTAGTGTCGGCGGTAAGATCTCCAGACGCCCACCAAATGCCACAATACCACAGGCTAAGGCATGCACATTTTGCGGCGATACCGGCCACCTGGCCTATGACTGTGAGATCCGTAAGGCAACCATTGCTCGGCGCAACTACCGGAGAGAGTCACAGCAGCTGGATCGGGAGAAAATGTCAAGATTGGCTGAAAAGTGGGCAAGCAAATGAAGCGAATAATTTGTTGGTTTTTCGGACATATCTGGGATAACGATACACACTATCCGGTACATGGTTTTCAGGATACGCCGTATACTGGGTCATATTGCAAGCGATGCGGGAAGGTAACATTGTGATGTTTCGCACAAAGCCACCCTACTCGACTGAGGAGATCCAGACTCAGGTCAGCGTACTTGAGCGCTTGCATAAGTTGCGCGATATGTGTGATCAAAAGTTCATTGTTACAGCAGACGAAAAATGGGCAGTTGAAGCTGACCGTTACTCTCGGAATATAGAGACTGGGCAACGATATTTGACACATATGCTGGAGAAAAACAGCAAATGACACTGGATATGGTAAAGTAGGGGTATTATGGCAGTACACGGCGAATTACAACGTAATCCAGTAGGCAAGCCACTTCGTTATAAAACAGTCAAGGCAATGCAGACGGCTATAGATGATTATTTTGCATATTGTGATAACAGGACGCGTGAAGTATTTATTGAAAAGTTAGGTGAGACAATTGTTATTTCTAATCCTGCGCCGTATACCATGGTTGGGCTTGCGAGGTCACTCGGCTTAAGCAGACAAGCATTATTGGAATACAAAGCCAGAGATGGTTATGGTGACACTATAAAGGATGCACGACTCCGTGTAGAGGAGTATAACGAGAATCAATTACATGAAGGACGTAACGCGGCTGGTGTGATATTCAACTTGAAAAACAACTTTGGATGGGTAGACCAGACTCAAGTTGATTCCAAGGTTCAAATAGTGACGCCAATTCTCGGCGGTGCAGTTAAACAGGTGACAGATGTATCAAGCGACCTCGACGACCCACAAGCTACTTAAACTCCGTAAACGTATTCGGTTCGTGGCTGGTGGTACGTCTGCGGGCAAGACCATATCGATACTGCAACTGCTGATAGACGATGCTCAGACCGACTTAGTGCCGACATTAACCTCTGTTGTTTCGGAATCGTTTCCACATCTTCGTAGAGGCGCAATGCGGGACTTTATAGCAATTATGCAGCAGCATGGCTATTGGAAAGATGCTCGGTGGTCTAAAACTGAATATACATACACCTTTGAAACCGGTAGCAAGCTGGAGTTTTTTAGTACTGATCAGGCAAGCAAGGTACGGGGGCCGAGGCGTGACCGGTTGTTTATGAATGAGGGTAATAATAATGACTATGAAGCCTGGGATCAGCTGCTTGTGCGTACGAAGGAGTATGCCTGGTGTGATTGGAACCCGACAGCTGAGTTCTGGGCGTACACCGAGGTTATGCCTAATCGTGATGATTACAACTTTATTACGGTAACGTATAAGGACAATGAAGGCCTAGACCAGAACATTGTGAGTGACATTGAAGCTCACCGGTCTAACAAGGCATGGTGGACGGTTTATGGCTTAGGTAAGCTAGGTGAGGTCGAGGGACGTATCTTCACCGGGTGGAGCATCATCGACGAGATACCGCATGAGGCCAAGTTGGAAGTACGAGGTGGTGACTTTGGTTATGCTCGTGACCCAAGCGCATTTTGCGACATTTATTACTACAACGGTGGCTATATCATTGATGAACTCTGTTACCGGACGAACTTCATGGACGATGATCTGGCTAACTTACTACTTAATAGGCCGAACCCGAACACATTGACGATTGGCGACAGTGCTGATAAGCAGAAGATAGACAGGTTGCAGCAGTTAGGGCTGAACATCATAGGTGTTGATAAAAAAGGTAGTAACGGCGATACGTTCACGAACAGTGCCATAGGCTTCGTACAGGGTATGCGGGTCAGTGTCACTAAGCGCAGTACCAACTATATCAAAAGCTACCGTAACTTTATGTGGCAGACTGACAATGACGGTAAGATTATCCCCAAGTATGACCACTTCTGGTCTGACGGCATGATGAGCGTCATTTACGGCATGACCAACTTCGATGCCAAGCGTCACGAAGAGGAATACATGGCACCGAAACGGAAGAAGACCTACGATCCGATAACCGGGAGAGTCTTGACAGGATAAGCTAAACCGTTTAACCTACACTTATATGAGCGAGATGAGCATACCAATTTACGGTCTTCAAGGTAAAGTTTTAGCGTATGCTCTCGTTGATTCTAGTGATTTTGAGTGGTTGAAGTCTAAGCGTTGGACTATTAGTCATGGTTACGCTCGGACATATATGAATAATACAACCGTCTCCATGCATAGAATGATACTTGACCCTCCAGAGAATCTCTTAGTTGACCACATAAATAGAGATAAACTAGATAATCGCCGTTCTAATCTAAGAACTTGTACTCCATTGGAGAATACCAGGAACCGTATGCGTCGCAGTAAGTTAGGGTATAAGGGAGTGTCTGGCGGTGGTAAACATAATCCCCGTAAATATCGTGCTTCAATTAGGGTGAATCGTAAACAAATTCATCTGGGGTATTTTGATACTACACTAGAAGCAGCCAAAGCTTATGATTTAGTGGCATTAAGGGAACATGGTGAATTCGCATGTATAAACGGAGTATAACGTGAGTATTGAGGACGGCCAGGTACACGACGACAGTCTGTACGTCACCTCTGACATTGCTTTTGCCGCTTACCTCTTAGTCCGTGGCTATGAACTGCTGGGTGCAATCGACACCGGCACCAAGCGCAAGGAGTTTGCTATTACCTCTACCAATGAGGACATTCTTCGTGACCTGCATATGGCTGTACTGGAGCAGGCACACGCCTATGACCGGAGTGCTGAGAAGATGTTTTATAAAATGACCAAAGAGCTACACCACGCCCTTGATACGGCTATTAAAAAGGAGAGATGAGCAGATGAGCAATACCCTAGGACTATCCCAAATTACCAATGATGCAGCAGCCACGATTAAGTTCCTAGAGGCATATGGCCAGTACTTCGACAAGTGGTTTATTACGGTGGCGGATAAGGATAAGAAGCAGTACAAGATACTTGATGAGTTCTTAGTAGGCAAAGAGAAACCAGAATTTACTCGATTGTCTTATTTCAAGTGGACTGACGACTTTGCAGCCGCTCGCAACGCTAACCTCAAGACTATCGACACTGATTACTTCTTCTGGGCTGATAGCGACGACACCATCGACAAGCCTGATCGCTTAACTGAACTCGTCCGCTACATGGCTACTAGTGACATTGACGTTATCCAACTCAAGTACGACTACGCCCAGAATGAAGCTGGACAGGCTATTAGCGATCACTGGCGGGAACGTATCATTAAGCGGTCGTATGAGGGCCACTGGGACGCTCCAGTCCATGAAACCTTTCAAGGGCCACCAGCTAAGGTAGAACGCTCTGACGCTATCGTCGTGAAGCATGACAAAGACCCGGAGGCGATGGGTAAGAGTATGGCTCGCAATGAGAAGATACTACGTAAGCACTTCAAAGACACCAAAGATCCGCGTGACGCTTACTACCTCGGCATGACTGAACTGGCTGCTCGTAACTACGAACAAGCCATCGCCTGGCTGATGCAGCACATTGCTACGGCTGGCAGTGAAGAGGACATGTATCGCAGCTGGTGCCGGATAGCTGATGCCGAGTGGGCAATGGGTAAGAACCAGCAGTCCTTATATGCCACTGATGAAGCTATCAAACTCCGTCCGGCCTTCCCCGATGCCTATTACATCAAGGTTATGAACTATGTTCGTACTGAGGACTACAGCAAAGCTATTGAGTGGCTACAGGTTGCTATGCAGAAGCCAGTACCGGATACCCTGCATATGATTGACCCGACACTGTACACCCATAGAGGCATGGCAATGGGTGCTATTGCATTCCTGTTCAGTGGCCAGGTCAAGGAGGCATTCAAGCTGTACAACGCTGTACTACAGCAAGACCCAACATTTTACGACAAAGAGAAAGCAGTTGATGGCGTTGACTGGCAGGCTATCTACGAGGATGCCTACTTCGATGCCAAGGCAATTGACTACACCAAATGGTTACTACACTACACCAAGGGAGTCGGTGGCAAGCCCAGCAAGCTGTTTGAAGCATTACCAGCAAGGATACTGGCCGATGCCCGGCTGAATGCTGAACGGGTCAAGTTCCTGCCAAAGGTTGTCTGGCCGAAGAAGTCCATTGCTATTTATACCGGGCAGAATAGCGAGCCATGGGGGCCGGATACCCTCAGTAAGGGTATGGGCGGCAGTGAAGAAGCGGTGGTGTACTTATCAAGAGAGCTGGCTAAACTTGGCTGGCAGGTAACAGTATTTAACGACCGCGATGATGAGTATATGGATCCAGTATATGGTACGGGTCGTTTATCCTATCCTGACTATGAGCCGGGTGATGATATTGTGGTTTACAAGCCCTGGACACTCCTCAACCCATACGATGAGTTCGATGTGTTTTGGGCGTGGCGTAACCCTAGTTTACCAAGAGCTTTAGATATTAAGGCACGTAAAATCATAGTTGATATGCATGACTATCCCCTAGGACATCAAACAGTTACTAAGGCAGATGTTGCCCGTGTTGATGTATTTATGCTGAAAACCAAGTTTCAGCGGCGAGGCATACCCGATGTACCAGATGACAAAATCGTTATCATACCTAATGGACTCGTAACGAGTCAATTTGAAGGTAGCAGTGAGAAGCGTAAACATAGTGTCGGTTGGTTCAGTAGCTATGATAGGGGTATTGATACCTTACTTAGCATCTGGCCGAAGATAGTAGAAGCCGTACCTGACGTAACACTCGACCTTGCCTATGGCTGGACGGTATACGATCTCTTTCATAGCAAGAATGCAGAGCGGATGAAGTGGAAGTGGCAGATGATACGGGAGTTCAACAAGTATGGTGTCAAAGAGCATGGTCGTTTGAGCCACATAGAGCTGGCTGACCTGATGCAGACGACTCAAGTACTAGCATATCCTACATCATTCCCGGAGATTGATTGTATCACCGTTAAAAAGGCGCAGGCCGCCAAGATGGACGTTGTCACCAGTGGCTACGCTGCCCTACAGGAATCTATTATTAAGGATGAACCAGAAATAGAGGGCATCCACGACAAACCGGAAGCATTAGAGGCTTTTGCAGACCGGCTTATTGAGGCGTTACTACATCCTGAGTCCGAGGAAACCTTAGAAAAGCGGAAACAACAGATATTTGCTAAGTATGACTGGGCTGTAGTCGCTCAAGCCTGGGACAAGGTAATGCAATGAGAGTACTCCTCCTCCGTGACGCCGGAAACAAGCCCTACACCATCCTTGTTAAAGGTATATTCCGCAAGCGCTACTACCAGGTAGTGGTTGACAACGGTGTGTTTCAGCTGCCAGTATTCCCGTATAAGGAGGACAAGGCATGAAAGTAGCTGTTGCAACGATTTGCTATAGAGAGGCGAGGCTATTGCCTAAATTCCTCGATCACATACCGGCGTGGGTGGACACCAAGCTCGTCCTGGCTAGCACTAAGCCCTGGAACGGTGACGAACTACCGGATGACGGTACAATCAAGCTAGCAGGGGAGCACGGCGGCGAGGTGATTGCCTACCACTGGACAACCGAAGAAGACCAGCGCAACGCCGGGCAGGAATACTTACATGACTATGACTACATCATAATCCTTGACCCTGACGAGTACCTAGACAATAATGGCTGGGATACGCTGAAGCAGATGACTAGCAAGCCAGCCACTAGTGACAGAGAAGCATACGTCGTCCAAGGACAATACACCTACTGGAAGACCGGCTATGTGGCCGACCCGCCAAAGGACTACCAACAACTGATACTTGTGACGCCTGCTGTCCGATTTGTCGATAAGCGGGTGGTTGATATGGGCTATGACGTCCTGCCGCTTTGGCTACACCACATGAGCTGGGCCCGGACTGACGCAGAGGTCTGGAGCAAGATCAGTCACTATGCCCATGCTAAGGACTTCGACATTAAACAGTGGTATAACAACGTCTGGCTGAAATGGAAGCCGGGTATGCAGGATGTTCACCCTATCACCCCGGACACGCTTCATGATTTAATAGAAGCAAGATTACCTAAAGAACTGGAGGGCTTACACTTATGGCCAAACAACACCGTAAACCAATCGTAGCAATCGAAGTACCGACCCAGCACGTTGCTGAAGACCCTGGCAAGGATGAACAGATATGGATGCATGAAACAGAGGCTAATATCCTGCCTCATACGCTAGCCTACGCCCATGCCCTGCCCCATTTGCAGAATATGCGAGTACTGGACATCTGCTGCGGCACTGGCTACGGTACGAAGCTAATTAGTGAGGTGGCCAATAAGGTCATCGGTATCGACTACAGCACTCATGCCATTGCTTACGCTGACGCTGAGCATCCCAGCAATGTTAAATTCCTGTGTGCCAATGTTGAAACGACTACTATAGATGACGAAATTGATGTCGTAACCTGTATGCAAGGACTAGAACACCTGGACGACCCGAAAGCTGTTATTGAGAAGTACAAGGACAAGCTGTGGTTGTTTGCCCTGCCGAGGGACAAGAACGAGAGCAATTCTTACCACCATCACGTCATTACTGAGACGACTATACAGGAATGGTTCCCCAAAGCTAAAATGTGGTTCTTTGACGATATGGGACACTGGGGCGAAGATCCCTTTGGTGACTTTACGAACTACTTCGGGATGTGGCGTGTCGAGGGTTAGCATTATTGTTCCCTGCCTGTGGTCAAATAAAGAGCTGTTTGACATGACTGTAGCCTCTGTGGCTGGCCTGTTAGCTGAAGAGCTACAGATTATCATCATTGCCGACAATCAGCCGTATACGGTCAATGTGAACGCTGGGTTAAGGGCGGCAACCGGAGATATTATCATCGTGACCAATAATGACATAGAATACGTTGACCCGAACTGGCTAGAGCAGCTATTAAAGCCACTTGATACCGGATATGATATAAGTTCTATACGCACAACTGACTCTGACGGCTGGGA